CACTCATCAGGATGAGATGGCGCTTAGTTTCCTGACTTCAGTTTGGTCTTATCTCACCACCTTTACATGGTCGCCTAGTGATACTCCTCTAGGTTCTCCGATATACAAAGCCATGGTTCATCCACAGCTGAGCTATCCGGATACGGTTTCTTCAAGTTCGGACGACTATATACAACCGACAGCTCTAGGTTTTGCAGCGCAGCCATTTTCTACGTGGCGAGGAAAGATCAAGTTTATGCTCCAGGTTCCCTGCAGTCAGATGCATCGTGGCAAACTAGCGATTGGGTATGAACCCAATGTATCGCAAAACGTCCTTATTGATGCCGTTTTAGATTTGAATAAGCAGTTTCTGTTTATTATAGATCTGGCGGAGAGTCAAGAAGTTGAGTTTTGCATAGATTGGGCTTTCCCTCGCTCATATGCACGTTGCGTTTCTAATGCGATGATTTCTGGATTGTCAAGCTTTGAAAATCCCACGGATTATGCTGCTTTTGCGAACGGATACATATTTGTTACTCCTTTGACCACATTGCAGTCGCCTGATAATGATAGTGTTTCGGTCAATGTGTTTGTTACGGCGGAGGAAATGCAATTCAATGAGGTTGATGATCTTAGGTTGCCCACGTCTCACATCAATCATAGTGATGATTTCTATATTGGTGAGTCAGACGCGCCAGCCACTGATCCCACTTCTTGCTTTGTGTTGAATCCAACGGGTTCAGGCACGACCAAGATCAATCACTTGCATTATGGCGAAGCACCGGTTTCGTTTAGAGCATTGATTAAGAGGTTTGAAGAATATTATTCTACCGCTAACACAACTGAATCCAAAGATGGCCAGTTTGAGTTGCGGACTGATATTGACATCTTTCGAGATCCTAGACCTAGTTTCTCCACTGATGCCGTCAAACCCACCCTATTCGACTACCTTCGGTACGCATATTTGGCTATGCGTGGTGGTCGAAAATACCGTTATGTCATGAGCGGTGTCTATGGAGCCAGCTCAATGAGTCAAGTGCGTGTATTTTTAAAGAGTCCTAGTGACACGATAACTATACCAAGCACCACTCTTTTGAGTTTTGGCGCCGCTGATTCGTTTCAGACATTTAAGGGTGCACTTCAATTCATACCTGCCACCAATGGAGGTATTGAATTTGAGATTCCTTTTTACACCAACAACTTGTTTTTGTGGTCAGCGCATGCGGCTGGACAAAATACCACTATTACTGAGCAGACTTTCTTACGAGGTTTTTACATCGTATCTGAGTCTGGGAAGAATAGTGGTTATCAAATTCATTTGTTGCATGCAGCAGCAGAGGACTTCTCTTTAATGAGATTTCTCGCTGCGCCGCCGTACACAATGCTAAAAGTAGGTGCAAAGCCAAAGGTCACCCCGCGAGAGGACGCGAAAGAAAATTCGCAGTTTCCTAATTAATTTTAATTATGAGGCTGCGGCCTCAGAATTAATTTTACATAAGGGAACATGTGATCCTTAT